GGCGTCAAAGGGTGGCTCGGGCCTCTAAGGATCGACGGCGACCCTGCCCGCATCAGTGCCGCTGCCGTCCAGGCCGCCGCGCTGCTGTCGCAGCCGAAGCCAAGCCTCGGCGTCCGTCCCGAGAAGGCGATTTCCATCCGCGCCAAGGCCCTTGCCGAACTCAAGGAGGAAGTCGCCGGCATCGAATCCCGCGCTGATCGTCGCGCCATCTCCACCGGCATGGCCGCTGCTCTCAGGGGCGCGATTCGGAGGGCCGAGGCGGACGAATCCAAACGCGCCGTGCCCGACGCTGCCTGAGTGTCCCGCGTGTGCGAACGAAAAGAGCCCCGTTGCTTTAGGCAGCGGGGCTCATCCTTTAGTTGGCGTGTGCGTAGTGAAAGGATCAGTTCAGTACGACGAGGTTCCGCTGGCCATTCAGAAGCTCTGACACACGCCCCTGGTTCACACCGAACATTGAGGCAATCTCAGAGTGCTTCTTTCCCTCGGCCTTCAGCTTCGACACCATCTCGGCCGTCAGAACCTTGGGAGCCTCAGGGATCGTCTCTGCCTTTAGGACGGGGGCGGGGAGCCGCTTGGCCTCGACCTCGACGTGCCGGTGCTCTAGCGCGACGTTCCCGAACACGATAGCGCCAATCTCGCACAGCAGGGCCAGCAGGAACGGCACCACAAGGCTAAGCTGCGCCTCGTAGGTGCGCCGGTCACCGCCCGCGATAGTGGCGATGAGCTCCGCCGCTTGCCGGTAGTCAGACGCCTCGACGCGCGGCCGCAGGGTAGCGGCCGCGGCCGCAGCCTCATCCGCCTCGATCTTGGCATAGGCCGCAGTCATGGCGCGCCCTTCGCAGCGCTTGCCCTTGCCACCACCGCATTCCGCGGCCGCCGCCTGCTTGGCCGCTTCGTGGGCGCCCGCAAGACGCTCCGCCTTGGTCTTCGCCGCGACATAGCGCTTGTTGGCTTCCGCCGCCACCAGTTGCTTGTCCGCCATCACGTGAGCGGTGCGGCCCGCCGACGTGATCACGACATACCCGGTTCCCGCCGCGAACAGCAGGGCTAGGCCGAACGCCGACACCGGGCGAACCCGGAGCAGGGGCCACAGCATGTGACCGGCTGCGATCGTCACCACGAGCGCGATCACGCCCGTGACGTGGCCGACGTTGACCTCGCCGCCGCGGACGACATCTTCGAAGAGCACGTAAAATGTGCCAGCGACACACAGAGCAGCGAGCCCTACGGCTGGCCAGCTCCGAACGTGAGTGGTATGCTTCGTCATGGTCTTCTCCTGGGTCTATCAGGGTTGATCGAGGGCCGGGGCTGTTAGCGCAGCTTCCGGCCCGTTCTGTATTACCGTGCCGAGGCGTTGAGGCTCGCCTGAGCGGCGCGAGCGCCGTCGAGCGATCCGGAGTACCGCACCTGTCCGGTGCGGACGTCCACCACCTCGTACCGAGTACCGCTGATCCGAAGTTGGAAGCGCATTCAGTTCTCTCCGTGTGGCTCCCGTTGCTGATGGAGTGACTATGGCATACCGTGACACGTAAATCAATAGGCAGAGCGGAGTTCTTCAATCACTTTTTCGTGATACATATTTCAGCCACGTCGTGCTACGGTGCCAACATGCCCGAGACGAAAGAAAAGCGCCCCCGCGGGCGCCCCCGTGTGAATGCAGGCGAGGTCATGGACGCATTCATCGGCGTGCGTATGCCTCAGTCTTTGCTCGACCGGCTTACCCGCGAAGCCGAAAAGAAGGGCGTCACCCGCAACGCGCTTGTGCTCGAAAAGCTCAACCGCTAGCGTCCGCCACTTTTCCACCATCTAGCAGTTGCGTTCCCGCCGCAAATCAGCTATCGCGACTCATAACCTAGTATCATTGCGTCCCAACGGACGTGCGCGGCTCCGGCACTCGTTTCGATGACGCCTCATAGCAAGCGCCTCCAGCCCGCCGCGGCCTGATCAGCAGGCCAGCCAGCGCGGCACGACACCAGAAAAGCGCCTCCGCACCCGTGAACGAGATCGACGTCGACGAGATCGACGCGGCCCTCTGCTCAATCGTCGAACTGCTAGACGAGATCGGCATCAGCCGGACTCAACAGCACCTCGTCGTCCGCGAGCGCATCTCGGTAGCTCAGGACGCGGTGGATGCTGTCTACGACGAAGGCGGCATCGAGTGGCTGATGCTCGAATCGTCAACCGCAACAAAGCACTAGGAGACCACGCAATGCGCAAGCTTATCGCCGCCGCTGGCCTCCTGGCCTGCCTCTCCGCTCCCGCCGCTGCCCGCCCCATCTGCTACGTCGACGCCATCGGCGGCGGCGCCCTGGCCACCAACAAGCTGGAGACGGTTGGCGCCTCTGCCACCATTGCCGGGGACGGTTACACGGCCGGCGCCTCGGCCGGCTGCGACTACCTCATGGGCAATTTCGTCCTTGGCGCTCTCGCCCGCTATGAGGTGCAGAGCATCAAGACCGTCATCGACGCTGCCACGCTCAAGGCGAACGGCGCCTGGACCGTCGCTGGCCGCGCTGGCTATATGGTCGGCTCTGGTGTGATGTTCTACGCGCTCGCCGGCCTCAGCGGTTCCGACCTCAAGGCCGATGGCCTCGGCACGCTTGCCGGTAAGGGGCTGAAGCTCGGCGCCGGCCTGGAACTCGACATGAGCCACGTTGTCCCTAACCTCTGGCTTGGATTCGAGGCGTCCCGCACGGACTTCGGAAAGTTCACCGACGGCGGCAGCGGCGACACGTTGAAGCCTGCCAGCACCCAGGCGATTGCCCGTCTCATCTACAAGTTCGACTTCGCCGCGAAGTGAGGATCACCATGGGCATTGTAGCCGTCGCGGTGCTCATTGTCCTGTTTTTGTACATCCTCGACACGATCAAAGACGTGCGCCGAAACGGCCTCCCATGACGCTGACAGATCACTACGACGCCCACGTCCGGCGCCTAGAATCCATGGCCCCGACAGACGACGACGCGGCCAGGTCACTCGCCTGCCTGACCCTGCTCATGCAGGGCTGGCGCCCAGGCGACCCAGACCCCAGAGACGATCCGGACCCGCCAGACGGCGAAGTCGTCGACATCTACCTCTACCGCCTCGCTGCGTAACAGCGTCTCCGCCCCAAGGAGATACACGACATGCACGCATCACCTTCCGCATCCCTCGATGAACTGCAGAAGATAGCCCGCCACCTCGGCCGGGTGTTCACGTTCTTCGGTGCCGTCATGTCGGGCACCGCTGGCTGGTACATGGGCGGTGGTAGCTGGCTCGCGTCGGTCGTCCTTGCCGGCGTGTTCGCCGCCCTGACGGTCGCTGTCGCCATTCTGCTCAACTTCGTCGACACCGCTTGGAAGTCAGGCGAAACGGCACTGGCCGCTGGGCTCGGAGCGTTCTTCGCCTTGGCCGCTGTTGGCGAGCTCGGCTCTCACATCGCTTTCCAGACCGGCCACCGGTCCAACGACATCGCCGCTGCCCGTCTGCAGACCACGCGCCACGACAACAGCGGCCAGATCGTCGAAGACCTGAAGCGGGAGCTTGGACGCCTTGAGGCAAAGCACGACTGGTCGAAGTCGCTCGGCACGCCCGAGAGCTACGACGCCCGCATCAAGGACGCAGAGGGAAAGGTGAGCTACGAGACCTCGCGCGGCGGATGCAAGAAGCGCTGCGAGGATTTCAAGACGCAGGCCGCATCGCTCCGCGCAGAGCAAGCCATTGCAGCTGACCGCGTTGCCGTGGGCGAGGAAATCAAGCGGGTGAAGGCCGAGCTTCTGGATGCTCGCAAGACGGCCGGCATCACCAAGGAAGGCGAGAGCTTGGCCGCCAACCAGGCTGGCCTAATCGCTACCATGGCGACTGGCTCGCTCGCTCCGGCCACTACCGCCGTCCAGTGGGCAAACATCGGCATGGGTGCGTATGTCTCCCTGCTCAGCACGTTCCTCGGCACGATCTTCAACTTCCTCGGCTTCCATCAGTTCGGCCGCCGCCGTCCCGAGGAAGACGAGGACAAGGACCACAAGCGCCCAGATGTGGCCGCCATCTTCCTCGGGGAAGCCCGCATGCGTGGGATGATCCCAGCTGCTTGAATTTAATCAAGATTAATCAAGATGCACGGCGGTAAGAGAACGGGAGCGGGTCGCAAGAAGGGTTCGCTCTCCACGCGCACTCAAGAGATTGCAGCCAAGGCAAGCGCCGATGGCATCACTCCTCTTGAGTACATGCTGAGCATCCTTCGCGACGAGACCCAAGACGCAAAGGAGCGCTTCGCAGCCGCCAAGGAATGCGCGCCATACCTGCATCCTCGCCTCGCCGCCGTCGAGCACTCTGGCAAGATGACCGTCGCCCATGAGGATGCCTTGGCTCTCATAGAGACAGCCGCCAACGGACACGATACGGAAAGCGATGTCGTCCCTAACTGACCGCGAGCGCAATCTTCGGATCAAGCTGCGCGACGACTTCGAAGCCTACGCGCGCGCCTGCCTGAACATCCGCACCAAGGCGGGAGACGTTCGGCGGTTCCAGATCAACGCGACGCAGAGGGCGCTCCACAAGCGGCTTGAGGAGCAGCGCAGGACCAAGGGGAAGGTGCGCGCTCTTGTGCTGAAGGGGCGCCAGGTCGGCATCTCGACGTACATCGGCGGTCGCTTCTATTGGCGCGTCACCCACAAGCGCGGGTTCCTGACCCAGATCCTCACGCATCTGGACGACGCTTCCGACAACCTGTTCGCGATGGCCAAGCGCTATCACGACATGTGCCCGGAGATGCTGAGACCGGAGACGGGTAAGTCAAACGCTAAGGAGTTGTCCTTCTCGATTCTTGGCTCGGGCTACAAGGTGTCGACTGCGGGAAGCAAGGCAGTCGGGCGCTCGGCCACGATCCAGCTTTTCCACGGTTCCGAGGTCGCCTTCTGGCCCAACGCCGAGGAGCACTTCGCTGGCATCATCCAGGCTCTCAGCAAGGCGCCGGATACGGAGTGCGTTCTGGAGAGCACGGCCAACGGCATCGGCAACACCTTCCACTCGCTCTGGAAGGCTGCAGAGCGCGGGGATTCGGAGTTCGAGGCCATCTTCCTCCCTTGGTTCTGGCACGAGGAATACAAGCTCGATCCGCCCGCCGGCTGGCAACCGACAGAGGCATGGGCCGAATATGAAAAGGTCTACGGGCTCCGTCGCGACCAGACCTATTGGGCCTTTGTCACGAACCGCGACCTGTCCGTGGTTGGTGGTGGCGAGCCGACCCAGATCAACTGGAAGTTCAGGCAGGAGTATCCGGCCAACGCCGATGAGGCATTCCAGACTTCGGGCAACGCCTTCATCTCTGCCGAGCGCGTGCTTGTCGCTCGCAAGAACAAGGTCGACAGTTACGGCCCGATCATCCTCGGTGTTGATCCCGCCCGAGCCGGCGGCGACAAAACCGGCATCGTGGACCGCCAAGGCCGCCGCATCGGCAAGCACATCTGCGAGCGCCTGGACAGCGACGACCTGATGGCGACGGCGGGCTACATCGTCCGCGTGGTCCGAAAGCTTCTTCCGATTGGGCTTCAGAAGGTGGTGATCGATACGACCGGACTTGGAGCTGGCCTCTATGATCGTCTCCGAGAGCAGCTTGGGTCGCTTGTGCTGCCCGTGAACTTCGGATCGCGTGCTCTCGAATCCAACAAGTACGTCAACCGACGCGCCGAGATTTGGGACCACATGCGCGAGTGGCTGGACGACAGTGCCGGCGTCCAGATTCCCGACTCCGACGACCTGCACGGCGACCTCTGCGCCCCGTCTTGGGGACCGAGCGCGACCCGGTTCGACAGCCTAGGCCGCCTGCAACTTGAGCCAAAAGAGAAGATCAAGGAGCGGCTGACGTTCTCGCCCGACCTCGGCGATGCGTCGGCGCTGACGTTTGCCGTCGACGTGAGCGTGATCCAGAACGATGAAGACGACGACCCCCGGGTTTTCGGCCCCGGCGGGCGCTCGTCGAGCACGGGATACTGATGGAAGACTATGAGGGCGCCGAGCAGGTGCCCGACCTCGACGACATGCCTGCTGAGAACTCAGCTCCGGTCACGCCGCAGGCGCTCGGCCTGCAGAAGCGGCTTATGACGCTCGTCAAGATGGCGCGCATGCCGAACGTGGCGGAGGCGCTTGACGAGACCGAGTTCCAGGGCATCGGCAAGAAGGTCAAAGACGAGTACGACATCGATCTCCAGTCGCGCGACGAGTGGGAGAAGCGCGCAAAGCACGCTATGGACGTCGCCAAGCAGGTGATGACGGCGAAGTCCTACCCGTGGGAAAACGCCTCCAACGTCAAATATCCGCTGCTCACGACTGCTGCGCTTCAGTTTGCTGCCCGCGCTTACCCTGCCATCTGCGACGGCCCGCGCGTGGTGAAGTGCCAGGTGATGGGCTCCGACCCGGACGGCATGAAGGCTGAGGCCGCCGACCGCATCTCGCAGCACATGAGCTACCAGCTTCTCTACGAAACGAGCTGGGAATCTGACATCGACACGCTCTTGCACCAGCTTCCCATCGTGGGCTGCGTGTTCAAGAAGGTGTATCGCGACGGCACCAAGGATGCCGGCTTCTGCGATGACCTGATCTCCGCATTCGATCTCGTCGTGAACCAGTCCGCAAAGGATCTGGAGACGGTCCCGCGCATCACGCACCGCTTCCCGCTCTATCCACACCTTATTCAGGAGCGCCAGCGCGACGGCCGCTACCTCGACGTCGACATTCACGGCGACGAGGACAAGGACGCGCAGGACGACCACGCCCCGCACCAGATTCTTGAGCAGCACCGCTATCTGGACCTCGACGGCGACGGCGTTTTGGAACCGTGGATCGTCACGGTTCACGAGAAGTCGGCGCAGGTTCTCCGCATCGTGCCGGGCTTCGACGCCGACGAGATCGAGTTCGACGCTTTTCGAGGCAAGATTCTGCGCATCAAGCGCAAGGACTACTTCGTCAAGGTGCCCTTCATCCCCGATCCCGAGGGCGGGTTCTACGACCTGGGGTTTGGGCATCTTCTGGAGCACGTCAACGCGACCATCAACACGTCCATCAACCAGATGAACGACGCCGCGACGATGCAGAACAGCGGCGGCGGCTTCATCGGTGGCGCGATCGATCTCGGCAAGGGCAAGGCGACGATCCGCGTCAAGCCGGGCGAGTATATCCGGGTCAATGGCGCGGGCGACCAACTGCGCAATGCCATCGTTCCGCACCAGCACCCCGGCCCGAGCGCCGTTTCGATGCAGCTGCTTGAGCTGATGCTTACTGCCGGCAAGGACATTGCGTCGGTTCAGGACATCCTCGTCGGCGGCAACAACAAGACGATGACCGCGACGGCGACCATGGCCCTCATCGAGCAGGGCTTGAAGGTCTTCACCGCCATATACAAGCGTATTTTCCGGGCTCTGAAGCAGGAGTTCCGGCTGATTTTTGAGATCAACAAGAAGCATCTGAACGTTCAGAAGTATTTGGCGCTCGTCGACTACAAGCCGCCGCAGCCGCAGGTGCCGCCGCAGATGATGGGGCACAACGGCGGTCCTCCGGTTGACCCGCAGGCGATGCCGCCTGGTGCGAAGCCGCCTATGCCTGGTCCGGGCATGCCCCCCGACATGGCGCAGCAGCCCGGCATGATGCCGCCGCAGATGCCCATGCCTCCTCCTGTCGATCCTTCGCAGGATTACCAGGGGCAAATGGACATCATGCCCGTGTCCGATCCGTCCAACGTGACGGATATGCAGCGCATGGCTAAGGCGCAGTTTGTCATGGAGCAGCTGAAGGAGGGCAATCCCTTCATCAAGGGCAAGTTGGCGACGCGCCGCGCCCTGGAAGCGGCCCGCATCGAGCGGGTTGAGGAGATCATTCAAGACCCGCCGCCTGCACCGCCCGATCCAGCCGCCGAAAAGGCGAAAGCTGACATCGAAGCCAAGCAGGCCAGCGCCCATCTCGACCAACAGTCGAAGCAGGCCGACATGCAGATGAAGCAGGACGCGGCGCAACTCGACTTGTCCGTGAAGGCCGAGACGGCGCGTATGCAGCTTGAGGTCAAGCAGCGTGAGCTCGACCTGAAGGAACGCGAACTGGCAATGAAAGAGCGCGAGATGATGGGCCAGTCAGCCCTTCGCGAGGCTCAAGTCGGACAGAAGTGGAAAGAGCTAGAGGTCAAAGAGGCCGAGGCCAAGGTGAAGGCCGAGAGCAGCGATGCGGATTGAGGCGGACTACTGGGAGGAATGGCGCTCCCACCCGCTCACCGATGCACTTTTCAAGGCGTTTCTAGTGTGGGCGGCCGACGAGCAACAGAAGTGGGTCGCCGCGTCATGGGGCAACGGACAGGCAGATCCGTTGGCTCTCACTACCCACCGAGAGCGGGCGCGCATGCTGGAGCAACTGAGCAGCATCACCCGCGAGCAGCTTGAGGAAGCACATGAGCAAAATCGCTAGGGCGGTCAGTCACCCGGACCCGAAGGTTGAGTTCGTCGCCCCCTTCCGGGGAACGCACGGCATCGACTGCCTCGAATACAAGGTTCTCGTGAAGCCGGCCGAGGAAACGGGCCACATCGAACTGAAGGGCGGGTTCAAGCTCTACAAGCCAGACGAGACCAAGGAGCGCGACGAGCACGCCACCATGGAGGGCGAGGTTGTCGCCATCTCTCCGCTGGCGTTCTCCTATGAGCAGGGCGCGCCGAAGCCGAACGTCGGCGAGACGGTCATCTTCCAGCGCTACGCCGGCCTCGTGATCACGGGCGCCGATGGCGTGAAGTATAGGCTGATGAACGACAAGGATGTTGTTGCCGTGCGGAGGTCCGCATGAGCGACGAGCAGAACGTCCAGGCGCAAGAGCCCGTCGTCGAGCAACAGGAAGCTGGCACCGCGATCCCCGGCGAGCAGCAGCCGAACGAGATCGAGACCCGCGCTCGCGCGCAAGGCTGGGTGCCTAAGGAGGAATTCCGCGGCCCTGCCGACAAGTGGCGCGATGCCGCCGAGTTCGTGAAGCGCGGCGAGGAGGAGCTTCCCATCCTCCGCGAGCGCAGCCGGACGCTTGAGCGTCGCATCGCCGACATGGAGCGCGAGAACTCGGCCAAGCTCGCGCGCCTGGAGCGGATCACCACGACGGCGCTTGAGCGCCAGCGCGCCGACCTCGAAGCCCGCTACAACGCCGCCATGCGCGACGCGGTGCAGACGGGAGACGTGCAGCGCTTCGACCAGTTGCAGCGCGACCGCGCGCAGGCTGTCGACGACTTCGACAAGCGCGTGCAGCCGCAGCAGCCGGATCAAAGCGGCCTTCCGCCTCAGATCGCGTCGGCGGTCCAAGCCTGGAAGCAGCAGAACGAGTGGTTCGACCGCGACCCGCAGCTCAACGCTGCGGCGCAGGCGCTCCACATCGGCCTCAACCGCGACAAGCCGGGAATGTCGCTTGCCGACAACCTCGCCGAGGTCTCGCGCCAAGTCCGGCAGATGTTCCCGGAGAAGTTCGGCGTGCAGCGCTCCGATCCCGCCATTGTGGAGGGCAGCGGCGGGCGGATGGCGACGAGCACGCGCAAGAGCCCGGAATCCACGCTGACCGCCGAGGAGCGGCGCATCGGCGAGCGGTTCGTGAAAGAGGGTCTGTTCAAGAACCTCGGCGAATACGCCCGCGATCTGCAGAACGCCTAAGAGGATCACATGAACGACGTTGTTGCATCCGCCAAGCCGTCCCGCCGCATCGAGGAAGAGCGGCAGCGCAGGCGTAGACGGGACGATCTCACTGACGGTCGGCACAGGAAGCTCGCCGTCGATGGTGAACTCGACCCGAACTACGTTTATCGGTGGATCAACGACGATCCCGGGCGCGTCTACAATCTCACCAAGCAGGACGACTGGGACCGCGTAACCGAGGACATGCTGAATGGTCCCAAGAGCGACCGGGACAGGCAGCTCGGCAGTGGCTTGGAGCGTATCGTCGAAGCGTCGGGGAAGCGTGCAATCCTCGTGAGGAAGCGGAAGGACTACTACGACGGGGACAAAGCCAAGGAACAGGCTTTCCTCGACGCACAGATGACCGACCTGAAACGCGGCGTCACGCCGACCGGACCAAAGGGCGAGCAAACCCTGTCCGCGAGCGATCACGCCTACGTGCCGGCGGGCGGCATCTCGATCAAGGACGGCCGGCGCACCTAACCGACCACTCCCTCATCAGGACATCCCAACATGGCAAACGTAAACGCCGCGATGGGGCTTCTGCCCTATCGCGATGCTTCCGGCAGGCCGTTCTCGGGGCAGGGCAAGCTCTACTACATCCCCGCTTCCGACTCGAACGTGATCAAGCCGGGCGATCCCGTCATTCTCGCCGGCTCTGCCGACGCTGACGGCGTTCCCTCCATCACCATCGCTACCGCGGCCGGCGGCAACTACATCCTCGGCTCTGTGATCGCCATCGATCCGGTGCTGGGTGCCGGCGCCAACGGTCGCGACTCGACCACCTACCGCGCGGCTTCGACGGAGCGCTACGCATGGGTCGCCGATGACCCGAACACCGAGTTCCTGATTCAGGAGGACGCGGTGGGCGGCGCGCTGGCGGCGGCTGACGTCGGCCTCAACGCCGATCTGATTTCGGGCACGGGCTCGACGGTCTATGGCCAGTCGGGTTGGCAGCTCGACACGTCGACCAAGGCGACCACGAACACGCTGCAGCTCAAGATCCTCGGCTTCGCCCGCAAGGTGGACAACGAGATCGGAGCCAACGCGAAGGTGCGGGTGAAGATCAACCTGCACGCTCTCATGAATACGACCGGCTACTAAGGAGGGCTGAGACATGGCCGCTGGCGTTATCACAACCGGCAACCATCCCAAGGCTCTCTGGCCGGGGATCAAGGCATGGTGGGGCCGCTCCTACGCGGAGTACCCCGAGGAGTGGAAGGAAATCTTCGACGTCGCCGATTCCGACAAGGCGTACGAGGAAGACGTCGAGCTGACCGGCTTCGGCCTGGCCGGCGTCAAGAACCAGGGCGAGGCGATCACGTTCGACTCGGAGAGCCAGGGTACCGTGAAGCGGTACACGCACGTTGTGTACGGCCTGGGCTACATCGTCACGCGCGAGGAACTGGAGGACAACCAGTACGAGAAGGTGAGCCGTCGCCGTTCGCGCGCGCTCGCGCTCTCGCTTCGCCAGACGGAGGAGATCGTCGGCGCCAACGTGCTGAACCGCGCGTTCAACACGTCGTACACGGGCGGCGACGCCAAGGCTCTGATCGTGTCGGATCACCCGAGCCTCGTCGGCAGCATCTCCAACGTGCTCACGGTCGCGGCCGATCTGTCCGAGGCTGCGCTCGAAGACGCGACGATCCAGATCATGACGTTGACCAACTCCCGCGGTCTGCGCTTCGCCTTCAAGCCGCGCAAGCTGATCGTGTCGGCCAACGACGCCTTCAATGCCGAGCGCATCATGAAGACGCCTAAGACCCTTGGCACCAACAACAACGACATCAACGCCGTGCGTTCGATGGGCGTGTTCCCCGAGGGCTACACCGTCAACCACTACCTGACGGACACGGATGCGTGGTTCATCAAGACCAACGCGCCCGAGGGCATGAAGCGCTACAACCGGCGCGCCGCCGAGTTCAAGCAGGACAACGACTTCGACACCGAGAACGCGAAGGCGAAGTCCACGATCCGCTTCAGCGTCGGTTGGACGGATTGGCGCGGCATGTTCGGCTCGCCGGGGGCGTAACCCATGGTGCAGCGCCTCTCCACACATCCTCTCGGGATGCAGTGCGGCGGTGGCCTGTCTCGGGCCACCAAAGCCTCCGCGACGTGGCAGTTGCGGGCGAGTTTCGACCCAACGTCGTCGACGCAGATTCTGCTCGGCTACGTTCCGAACAACGCCCGCATCATCGACGTGGTTTCCGAGGGCGGCGGCACGGGTGGCACGAACCCGACCGTAGACATCGGTACGTCGGGCACTTCCGATGCGTTCGCAAACGAGCTCAAGGCCGATGGCTATTCCAGCGCCATGGCTGCGGGCAAGTGTGGGACGTCGATCGGAACGCTGCTTACGGGCGGCCCGACCGCCATCTATGGCAAGGTCGGCGCCTCTGCGGCTTCCGGCGGCACAACCGCTGTCCGCGTCGTCTACACGACTGAGGAAGCCTGATGCCGAACCTGTACCGTTCCGGCGACAATTACGTCATCTGCGATGTGTGTGGCTTTCGTCACCACGCCTCGGAGACGTCGCGCCGCTGGGACGGTATGCAGGTCTGCCGCAAGGACTGGGAGCCTAGGCACCCACAAGACTATGTGCGCGGCCGACGCGACAAGCAGGTGCCGGCCGTCGTTCGCCCCGAGGCGCCTGACAGCTTCGTGGAGCCCGGCGACATTACGGCGGATGATCTATGAGCACGTCGGGCACCATCACGTTCAATCTCACGGCGCGCGAGGTGATCGAGTTCGCGCTGAAGAAACTCCGCGTGATCGGCTCTCTTGAGCACCCGACCGCGGACCAGTGGGAGACCGGCAAGCAGGCGCTCAATCTGCTGCTGAAGACGTTGCAGGTTCGCGCGCCCAACCTCTGGCGCCAGACGGACGGCTCGGTGGCTCTGGTGGCTGGGACGGCGAGCTACACGCTCTCTCCCATGCCGTTCCGCGTTGAGGAATGCCGCTATCGCAGCGCGGCCGGCATCGATCTTCCCATGTGGGAGAACACCCGGCAGGACTACAAGGAAATTCCCCTCAAGACCTCGCAGGGCGTTCCGACAACCTTCCACGTCGATTACCAGCGCGCATCGACGGTGCTCTACGTGTGGCCCGTGCCTGCCTCGGTGACGACAGAAACCGTGCAATACACCTACCAGCGCAAGGCGCAGGACATCGCCAGCCAATCCGACGACATCGACATCCCGCAGGAGCACCTTGAGACGGTCGGGTATCTCCTTGCCGATAGGCTGCAAGACGACTTCGGCACCGATTATGTGCGGGTAACGCAGCGCGCCGAATACCTGTTGCAGCAAGCGGAGGCCGCCGACCGCGAGCCGACCGTGAGATTCATCCCAGAACGTAGGATCTGAGCATGAGCACACGTCCAGTATGGACCGCGGCGCCGGGCCTAGACGCAGTTGACATCTATGCGCTGCGCAGCGATTCCGTCGACTTGCCGGCGAAGCACGGTGTCTACCCTCTCCCGTTCGTTCATGTGGCCGGAGACATCAAGGTGACGACTGTTGAGGGGACAGACCTAACCCTTACAATGCCGGCAGGATCGCAATATCCCTGCCGCATCAAGCGGCTTTGGTCGTCAAGCACAACCGCTACGTCGGTGACGGGCATCTACTAATGGCCGACCGCCGCCAGGGGCTCGTATCCGGCGCCCCTATCCCTCTCAATCTCGGCACGCAGTCGAACCCCGGCCTGCATCCGCATGCGGGTGTGGCGCGACTGGTCAACTGCTATGCTGTGGCAGCGGGAGAGGAAGGCAAGACGGCGATAAACCTCACGGCTGACGACGGCCTCGAGGTGTTTTCGTCTGACACCGCGACGGGCGAGGGGCGCGGTCTGATCGTGCTCGGGAATACGCTCTATGCGATCTCGGGCAACAGCGTGCATTCTGTCGACACGACGGGCACCGCGAGCGTGATTGGCGCCATGCCGTCGACAGGTCATGTGGCTTGGGCTGTCAACCGGCAGCAGCCGTTCCAAGAGATCATGCTGGCGTGCGATGGTCTTCCGTTCCGAATCCAGAACAACACCTTCTATGCGATCGACAACGCGGCTCTTGAAGGGCCAACCGGCGTCACGTTCCTCGACGGCTTCCTGATCACCAATTCGCCGCGCGCAGTAGGACGCTACCAGTGGTCAGGCATCGACGACGCTACCTCGTGGGATGGTGCCGACTTCGCTTCGGCTGAAACAAACCCAGACCCGCTTGTCGGCGTCGCGACCATGGGCCAGGTGCTCGTCCTCGCCGGCACGCGCTCTACCGAATGGCACCAGCCGACGACTGACACGAACGGCAACTTCACGTTCTCCCGCGTCAACGCGACCGGCTTCGGATGCATGTCGGCGCGGACCATCCGCAAGGTCTCCATCGTCACCAAAGAGAAGGTGACGGAGACGGTCGGCTGGATCGCCTGCGACGGTCAGGGCGAGTATTCGGGCGTCATCCTTCTGGAAGACTACTCGGCGCGGCGCATCTCCAATGAAGCCCTTGATCGCGTGATTGCCGCAGAGCCCGACAAAAGCCTGATCAGGGCCACGTCATGGGTGAACCGGGGGCATGGCTTCTACGCCATCAGCGGGACCGGCTGGACGTGGGTCTACGACACGGCAACGCAGCTCTGGCACGAGCGGGAGAGCATCGGAGACGACGGCCAACCGACGCACTGGAAGGTGGCGCACGTCATCTCCTTCAACGGCTCCTTGATCGCTCAAGATCGCGATACCGGCGCCCTCTACCGCATGGCGCACGACATCTACGACGAGGCGGATTCCGATCTCGTCGTGACGATCCAGCCGCCGCCCCTGCATGCCTACCCGCAGAGGCTCCAAATCGACGCGGTGTGGCTCGACATCGTTCCCGGCGTTGGTCTGATCGGTCGTCCATGGGGCGGCGCGGACTCGAGCGAGGTGACCGCCGACGAGAGTTTGCCGACCGCTGATGAGAGCTACCCCGACGGCTACGCGAATACCTATCCGCAGGTCTCCATGTCCCTATCCAGGGACGGCAAGACATGGGGCGACGAGATGCTGCGGGACATCGGGCGCACGCATGAGTCTCAGAGGCGCATTTACTGGCGCCAGCTCGGCACGTTCGGGAGCCATGGCGTGCACATGCGCTTCAGGGCTAGCGCCGCTGTGATGAAGACGTTCCTCGGAGCCTATTGGGAAGGGCGGAAGCTGCGGGCATGACGGAAATCCCGATCCCGCGCCCCGATATGCAGGCAGTTGGCGCGAACGGACGCCTAGCTCAGCCCGTCTACGACTTCCTAAAGGCGGTGCGGGACAGCCTGACTGGCGCTGGAAGCACGCTTTCAGGGCTTGGCACGGCTGCCGTGAAAAACATCGGCACCAGTGGCGGGACGGTGCCCCTACTCGACACGCAGAACGACTGGTCGAAGCAGCAGCGATTTCCCATGGTCACGCTTGCCAGTCCGTCTGCATGGGACCTGGACCCGCAGCAAGTTGCGTTCCTGTCTTTGACGGCAGATTCCCTGCTCGCCAACCCGAGCAACATGCGCGACGGCGGAACGTACATTCTGGAAGTGCAGTCCAACGGATACGCTCTTACGTATGATACCGCCTATGCGTGGCCGGGCGACATAGCCCCAACTCTTACGACAACGGCAGGGCGAAGCGACATCATCGCGTTTGTGGCTCGCGGAGCGCGCATGAGGGGAAGCATCGTCAAGAACTACCCGGCGAGTTGATGCCGTTCGTCTATCCGGTGTCCTTCTTCAGCGCTGCCAGCGTGGCACCTGCGGTTCGGATCTCAAGCGGGGCATCGCACCGATTCCGCAGAACTGGCCTCACGATCCAAGCCGGTAAGGCGCAGAACACATGGTCCGCGAGCATTAGGCGACGGAGCGGCGCCGTCACATACCTGCATTCGGTCTACCAAGTGACGACGTGGTCGCGACTGTATATCGACTCAGCGGGCCACGTCGTCATGCAGGACGTCACCACACCTGGGCCAATGTTCTGGACGGACGTTGCGAGCAACGACACAGTCCCTGACGAAACCTGGACGCACGTGCATGTGGTCCGCGATACGAGCCTTGCCGCTGGATCTCGCATCCGCATCTGGATCGATGGCGTCGAAAGCGCGGTTTCGGTTGGAACGGCGGCGAGCGGCAACGCGACGACGTTCGGAGTTCTCGCGACCGACTATCCCGGTGGCTATGACCAGCAAATCGGAAGTTACGGCACGGGATCAAGCGACATCGCGAGTTTTTGGTTCCTCAATGGCGTTGCCCAAGCCGTAACTGAGTTCGGCGAGGACTCGGTAGGCGGCTGGACGCTGAAAGAACCAAGCGCGCCCGTGTTCGGGACGCAGGGTTTTTGGATGAGCTTTGCCGACGCCAACAACCTCGGCAGCGACGACGGCAACGGGACCACAGTCAACGCAGACAACATCGACGCGACGTGTGCGCTCGGTGATGGCCCGGCATACGTCTCATAGGAGGGTGTCATTTCATTCTTCGGCAGCTTCTTTGGTTCCGACCAGCGCAAAGACCTCGCGGCAGGCAAGGCCGCTGCGGAACAGCACCTCGGCCAGTATTACAACCAGGGCCGCCAGGACGTTCAGGACTACGCGGGGCGTGCCACCGGCTACATGCAGCCGTGGGCGCAGACCGGGCAGGCCGCGAATAAGCTGTGGGGCGATGCAACGGGCGCAAACGGCGCCGACGCGCAGAAATCCTACTATGCGGGGTTCCAGAACGACCCCGGCTGGCAGGCTCAGTTCCAGGCCGGCATGAACGCGCTGGACAAGAGCGCTGCTGCTCGAGGTGGGATGTACTCAGGCGCCGCGATGAAGGGCGTCGCCAACTACGGCCAGCAGTTCCAGCGGCAGGCGTTCCAAGACCGGCTCGGCCAGCTCGCAGCGCAGAGCGGTTCCGGTCAGGGCGCGGCCGGCACGATGGCGGGGCTCACGGCGAACACAGGCAATGTGCTCGGCAACATGGCGCAGGGCTACGGCCAGAACCTTGCCGGTAATGACATCAGCTACGCCAACGCGCTCGCGGCCTCCCGCAACACGGGCATCCAGAACATGCTCGGGCTCGGCGGGATGCTCATCGGTGGGTTTACGGGCGGCGCTGGCGGCGTGTCTCCGTTCGCCAGCATGGGCCGTGCCATCGGTGGCGGAATGAACGCGCTTTACAGAGGCATGGGAGGCAGGGGCTACGGCGGTTCGATCCCCAGCAACAACTATGCGGGGTACTAAGCTGTGGCCGACAACGCCCTGATGCGCTACTCGGCGCCAGATGGGATGTTCCCGCCGAATGCGCTGACGCCGCGGCAGCCTGAACTCAGGGCCTATGACGAGCCCTGGTATCGGGCAGTTCCGAACGCGCTCTCCGAGTGGATGGGGCTCGGGCCGTCCGGTCGCGAGATCATGCGCAACGCACTTGGGCCGTCGAATCCTCTGAACATCCCGGCGCAGGCGCAAGAGGCTGGGCATGAGATCGGCGGTGGGCTTGCCACGGGTGACTATGCTCGCGCTGGCATGGGTGGCCTGGGGCTCGCCATGGCCATCGGCCTCGGTCCTCGTTTCTTCCCGCGAGGCGTCCGCGCTCCCGCAGAGACGCCGAACGTCGTACCGCAGGGCATCCGCGCCTATCACGGCTCTCCGCATGACTTTGACAAGTTCGATATCAGTAAAATTGGAACGGGAGAGGGCGCGCAAGCATTCGGCCATGGGCTCTATTTCGCCGAGAATGAAGGGGTGGCGAGAAGCTATAGGGACACGCTGGGAGGAAAGGCGATCCCACCTCCAAAGATGTTTGGCAATCAAACCGATGCGGACCTTATGGCTCGGGCCGAAAATGCCGTAGCGCTTGCAAACTATGACAAGGGGCACGCGGCGCAGCGTCTGAGAAGCGAAGCAAACTATTTCAAGAATCAAGGGGATGCGGACAGCGCCACAAAACTCGGTGCCTTGGCAGATCGAATTGAGACCGGCGATCTGACCTTTAAACCTCATGGCCGCATGTACGAGGTCAACATCAACGCCCGTCCAGAGGATTTCCTAGACTGGGACAAGCCGCTCTCACAGCAGAGCGAGAAGGTAAGGAAGACGATAGAGCCTGCTCTAAAAAAGGCCGCGGCCGACATGGGCAAGGGCGCATCGCCAGAGAAGATTGCGCAACTTGAATCCATGGGACTCAAAAGCGTTGCAGATCGGATGAGGCCAAAAGAAATAGACCCTTGGTCTCTTGATGTTGCGCATCTCGCAACGGAATACCCGAATGCCCTTCGCGAAGCTGGCATCCCCGGCATCCGCTACAAGGACGCCATGTCCCGTGGTGCTGAAGGCGGGACGAGCAACTACGTCGTGTTCGACGACAAGCTGGTGAGCATTCTCCGCAAGTACGGGCTTCTCCCTCCCGCTGCCGCAGGCGCCGCAGCGATGACCTCTCAACCCAATCAGGAGCAGTGATCTCAGATGCTCCCGCAATTCCAGTACCCCACGAACGCGCTTCTCGACTTCTCGCCGGTTACGAACGCGCTCGCTCGCGTCAACGAGAACAGCTTTCGGCAGGCGTCCCTTGAGAACGAGCGGACGCGCCTCGGGTATGAGGGGCAGCGCGTCGGATACGAAGGCGAGCGCCTTGGCATCGAGAAGCAGAACGCGCAGCGCGAGCAGGAAAAGTACCTAGCGCAGAAGTTTGGCGGAATGGCTCAGGCTTGGATGGCCGAGGCAGACCCGACCAAGCAACAAGTCTTGTTTGATCAGTTCGTTGCGCATGATCCGCGCGTAAGGGGGGCTCTTACGCGGCACCTGCCGCCGGAAGTGGCGAACAATCCGATTGTGGTTGGTCACTACCTGACAGCCCTTGCGAAGGGATACGAAAACCCGGTCGACGTTGAGGCCAAGAAGGCGCAAGCGTACCACGCTCGCGTTTCTGCCGATGCCGCGATGCAGGCCGCTCAAAACGGACGGTCGGTCGCTGTGCCGCCTGGTGCGGCTGTCTACGATAACCACACCAAGCAATTTGCGGTGCCTCCGGAAGGTTCTGGCGGCATGGAATCTGTGCGCCAGAAGTCGGCGGCGACCGAGTTGGGGAAGATTGACGCGCAGAACGAAGACAAGCGCCGCGCTGGCACCGAGGTTGAGCGCCAGCTTGTCCATCTTGAGCACCTTGCAGACCCGCCCGGCCTGACGCCGGAGGAAAAGGCAAAGCACGACAAGGCATTCCTCGGCGCCATCGGTCCTATCATGTCAGATCCGGAGCGGCAAAAAGCCCTTTACGCTACGGGCATGGTTCCTCCCGAGGTCAAAGACCTGAACAACCGCATGAACCACCAGATTGAGGGCCTGACCACTGCGTTTATGACCGCGGCAAGCTCTCGCGGCATGACTATGTCTGATGCTCGCATGCAGAAATTCGAGCAGGCCATGGGCGCCATGCGCGCTGCCACCACGAAAGAGGAATATCTCAAGATCACGCGGGATGCCAAAAGCATCATCCGCTCTATTTTCGCCATGCCGCCAGTCGGTGACGATACCAAGTACGTTCCCGCAACGCCGATCCCGACTGTGCGCCCGCAGGGCCAGCAGCGTGGCGTCACACAAGGCCCGGCAACGGGGCCGCAGGTTCCGCGCCAGTTCCCTGACCGCTTGCCGCCGGAAGGCGGTGCGCAGTCCCCCGGCATACAGGGCCAGATACCGCCGGATGCTATTCGCTTCCTCATGTCGAACCCAACGACTGAGATGCGCCAGTTTTTTGATCAGAAGTACGGCGCGGGTCGGGCCGCTCAGTTCTTGCAGGCGCGCTGATGGCAAACCCGTTCGATCAATTCGACGCTGACACTGGCCAGGTTAACCCGTTCGACAAGTTCGACGCGCCGAAGCCGGCGCCGATGCCGCCCACTCTTGGGCGCGAAGGTGACGGTGCGCCTCCTCGCTTCCAGTTTATGCCGAAAGGCATGAACCTGCAGATGCGCGAGCCGGGCATGCTTGACACCGCGGCCGACATCGCGAGGACGATCCCGTCCTCTCTGGTCAAGGGCGCTCTCGGCGTCGGCTCCATGCCGGGAAATCTCGAGTACATCGCCCGCCTTGGCATCGACAAAGCATCTTCGGCTCTTGGCTACGGAGATCCAGGCTTCTCTCAGCCGAAGGAAGGCGGCATGTATGACGGTCGGGCAACCATCATGCCAACGTACTCAGATTACAGACGCGATCTAGAGCAAAGGACAGGGGTCAAGCTCTACGACCCGAAGACCACGCCGGGCAAATATGTGGGGACAGTGGCCGAGTTCGTGCCCGCCGTCATGGGGGGCGGCGGGGGCTTGGCTGGTCGCGCGGCGGCGGCGGTGGTGCCTGGCGTGGCGAGCGAAACGGCAGGTCAGCTTACGCAGGGCACAGCGCTTGAGCCATGGGCTCGTGCGGCGGGTGCTCTAGTGACCCCGCGAGCGGCGATGCGAACGGTAACGCCGCTTCCCGCAACGCCGGCACGCGCGGCAAATGTTGCTGCGCTTGAAGCGGAAGGCGTTAATGCTCTGACGGCTGGCCAACGTACCGGAAACAGGCCGTTGCAGTGGATTGAAAGCTCGACGGCCGATATGCCGTTCGGCGGTAATCGCGCCGCGGAGATGCTGGAGCTCCAGGGCGAGCAGTTTACCGCAGCAGCCCTCCGCCGTGGCGGCATTCAGAACGAAGTCCGCGCTACACCTGAGGTCATCGACCAAGCGTTTACTCGCATCGGCCACGAGTTCGACGCAGTTGCGATGGCGACAGCTATCCCGATGACGCAGCAGATACAGCAGCGCATGGGGAACATTGCGCGCCAGTATGAGGGCATGACGGCGCCAAGCCTTGTTAATCCGTTGCCTCGCAACATCGCGGCAGACGCATCAGTAATGCGGATCATCGACGGCCCACAATACCTGCGCTGGAGATCAGACCTTGGCGCGGCTGCGCGTACTGAGCGCAACCCAGGAACGCAGCGTGCTCTCTACGACCTTATGAACGAGTTGGACGACGCGGCAGAGGCGTTCCTGCGCCGCAGTCGTCAGCCTGAGATGGTTGACCGGCTGCGAGAGGCCCGCAGTGACTATCGGAACATGATGGTCATTGAAAAAGCGGCCACGGGAGCGGGTGAGCGCGCGGCAGAGGGTATCATCTCGCCCGCCAAGCTGCGCGAGGCGACTGTAGCGACGCACGGTCGGCGCAACTATGCACGCGGCGACGGCGACTTCCCTGAACTGGCTCGCGCTGGCGTTGGCACAATGACGCCATTGCCTCAGTCCGGTACGTCTCCCCGCGCCCATGCGGCCGGCATGCTGCATGCGGGTGCTGGTCTAGCGGGCTACGGCGCCGCCGGCCCGCTAGGGGCTGCTGCTGCTCTTGTCGGGCCGCCCTTGGCGGCACGCGCAATCATGTCACCCTCCGTACAAGCGTACCTCGGCAATCAGCTTCTTACCGGGGCGATCAATGCGGTTCCGCGTAACGCGCTGGCGTCAACGATCCAGCGCGAGACCGTCGTCTACGACGAGAACCGGCGCCGCAACGCGCTTGCCCGCTAAGGACCATCCCCGATGAGTGACTCGATTGCAATCCTCCCGCCTGGTTGGCGGGCGCTGGACGATTCCGGAAACCTCGTCCCTGGGGCGAGGCTGAACTTCTACGCCGCCGGGACCACGACGCCGCGGGCTGTCTACTCGGATTCGAGCCTGTCGACCTCGCTCGGATCCCTGATCACCTGCGATGCCTACGGGTATCCGACGAGCGACGGTTCAACCCGTGTGTCGCTCTACACGGGGACGACGGCATACAAGCTCGCGATCTCGGATGCGGATGGCGTCAACATCGTCACGCATGACAACCTGCGAGGTGCGACGGCAAGCCCAGCGTCGAGCTCGACGGCGACGCCGACGTTTACGACCGTCAGCAAGACGGCAGATTTCACCATCGCCGCCCCCGATGACCGCGGGACTCTCTATCAGTGCGTCTGCACGGGCGGTGCCATCGTTGCCACGCTGCCGAGCGCGATCACGGCCGGCGCGGGATGGTGCGTGGCCCTGGAGCATGACGGTTCGGCCAACACCCTGACCGTCAAGACGGTATCCGGCCAGACGGTGACGTATCGCGGCAAGGCGCGCACATCCGTCGTCCTGCGTGGCCGTGGCGAAGCGCTCTACCTTGTCTCCAACGGCGCGAACTGGATGCTCCTGGCGAGCGGCAGCAACCAGTTCTCCGACGCGCCTCCGGTCGTGTCGGTCGTCTATCGCACCAACACGCCTCCTGTCAGCCCGAGCGCTGGCGCCCGCTACATCGTGACGACGAGCCCGACCGGCGCTTGGTCTGCCTACACGCCAGGGAACATTGCTGAGAGCGACGGAAACGGCGCTTGGCTCGAGATCGTTCCGCCTGACGGCATGCTTGCCTGGAGCGACGGCGATCTTGCCTACTACAAGTATAAGGGGGGCTGGACGGTCCAAGACGGGATGCAGCGCCCAACCGCGCTCACTATTCCGTTCGCGGTATTCGCGGATCAGAAGGCCAGCGGCAGCGGCGGCGGCAGCGGAACGGCTGGCGCCTGGACGACGAGCACCATCAACACGACGCTCAGCAACACGATCACCGGGGCTTCGCTCGCCAGCAACAAGATCACGCTCCCAAAGGGCAGTTATCGCGCTGAATTCTGGAGGACTTTCTATAACACGAAGATGACCCAGATGCGGTTGCGCAGCACAACCGATGCGGCAAAAACCTACCCGTCAAACCAAGCCTACGTGACGGAGGACGGGTCGGCTGGCGGCGGCACTTACCACCAGTCGGGGATGACTCTGGTGGGCGCCGCCAACGTCATCGTGACTGCGGACAGCGAGGAATTCGACCTGCAATACTACATCGAGCAGACCTTTGCCGATGCGCTCGGCAAGGCGGCGTCTCGGGGCGTGGCCGAGACGTACGCCATCATCACTGTGCAGGCGTTGAGCGTCACCGCGACGTGGCCCTAATGCCTCACGTCGCACTAGTGGATAGGGGCTACGTCG